CTCGCGACGGCGTGAGCCGTCTAACTACCTTACCTTGACGCCAGAAAAGGATGTTTCCAGTGGCACGTTCGTATCCTACCTTAGATCAGCGGCGTTACAATGCCGCCTTCTCTAGTAGCCGTTCCGCTCCCCCAGAAGGGAAGAAGGACGGTACGCATCGAGGCGATGCGTATACAAACGCTGCCAAAAGACTCTGGAAACTGTCTAGCGATTGGGAGGTTAACCTTCTCATGAACGTTTTCGGACCTGAAAGGATGGGATCGATCGCAGCTGCGTTCGATCCTGCTCTTAAGTTCCGAATTGGTGGTGAGAAAGTTGACGTAGTACGTAGACGTAGAACCCGTGAAACTGGTTCGTACCAGGCTGGTGTTGAAGCCATCCAGGTCGACCAAAATTACAGGAACTATATCAATCATGGTGATCTTCCACCTGAAATCGTAGGTGAGTTTCTCCATGATACTAGTAGTGAAGATGTTGGTAATCAACTTCCAGCATATGACACTACTCATACTACGTTTGTCGAAGACAGTACTAACCGTCTTCGAGCGAAGGGAACTTTCTACAACGAGTATGAATCCTGTCGGGTTCATGACCTCGATTGGTCGAAAGGCCCCTCCGAACCTATCGTCGTTACGGAGGATATAATTGAGAACGGTGAGCTCGGTCGTATAGACCGTACTCATCGGGTTACAACTATATCTTATCCGTTCGACGGCCCTCTCGCGCCCATCGTACAGAACTTCGGTTTTGACAGTGCTTTAGAAGGACTAAACGAAAACGTTAAACAATTCTGTGCAGATCATCTTGAAGATTTTCTGCCACAGTGTTTATCGAATCGTCGTCTTTTTAACGCTTTCTATCAAATTGGCGAGTTGAAAGATTTGCCAATGATGATTGAAAAAACGCTAGCAACGTCGAAGTTCTTACGCAACCTTGCGAAAGATCCTGTTCACGCACTCACATATATAGATAAAGCATCTGGTGATGCTTATCTAAACTGGGAGTTCGGTTACAAATCTCTTCAACAGGTTGTTAAGTCTTTGGTCAATCTCCCTGAGAAAGTTGCTAAGCGGTTTAACTACTTGCTTCGCAAAAATTCAAAGAGAGCAGCCCAGAGATTTTCATTGACGTATAAAAACGTCGATGAATTGGGTCAATTATGGCCTTCGTGGACTTATATCCTGCCTGCTACTGTGGAGTATGAAATTCTCGAAGAGACGGTTGATTTCCGTCCCGACGTAGAAATTCGATGTGTGGTTGATTCCACCATCAACTTCCCAGAGCTTGCCGTCCCTAAGTTCTCTGATTCGACATACAGAGATCTCTTAGGTCTCAACCCTACGATATCAGATGTTTATAATCTGATCCCGTGGACTTGGTTGGGTGATTGGTTCGTTGGCGTTTCGAAGTACCTCAATATGATTGAGCGTATTACGAACGACAAAGATCTAATCAACGTTGGATTTGTTACTGTGATTCTTCACAGTAATCTTGTCCTAAAAGGAAAAGTGCGCGTTTACACAACTCGCTCTGTCACCTATAATTCGGATGGTGACGTGACGTCCGAAAGTCATTCTGATCCGGTTGATATACCGTATCAAACTTCCGGGTCTATGGATTACCGTTGTAGGTTTTCCATAGATGAGTTGTTTGGTGTCAAGTCTGTTTCAGACAAGCAAGGTCTGCTTGATTCTGATCAGAAATCGATCCTAGGTGCACTTCTCACGAAGTTCACTTAGTAATTCGGGAACGCAGTGATGCGCCCCCTAACCAACTAAGGAGACTCCATGCTTACTGATCCAATTGCTGTCGCTGCGAACAGCCCTAACCCCGCCCTTTCATTTGCAATGATTCGGACGGATGGTTATGGGTCTGAGCGTCGTGATGATAACGGTGCGTATGCACTTGTTATCAACCATTCTACTGGTAAAGCTGGCGATCGCCATTACGTGAAAATCACGAAAACGGTGAACGCTACTAACCCTTATAATGGTCTGGTATCGCCGCAATCTGCGTCGATCTCAGTCTCGATTGCAAAGCCCAGTTTCGGGTTTACAGACTCCGATTTGGAGGATCTGTATACTGCGATCCTGGATACTATTGCTTCTGGCGACGCTGGAATCGATCGTATTATCGGGTTTGAGTCTTGAGTCAGCGAAAGCAACCTAGCTGGGTTGCGATCGTTTCTCTCGTCTTAAGCCTTCTCGGTGCCTTTCTCTTTGGCCCCGAAGCGATTAATACGAAGATACCAGCTATGATCTCTTCTGTCGAGAAGAACGTCTAGATCGGATTGGTACATGGACTGGAATAATTACCTCATGGAGGAATTATGAAAAGTCCAGTAGTTCTCCTCTCTAGTCTCTTCCACGACGTGGAAAGACTTGAGCCTGGCGTCAAAGGACTTGACAGAGATCTTCATACTGTCAAGGTACGTTTCGAGCACGAAGGCTATGGTTTCTTAACCATAGCCCTTCCTACCTTATGCGATGCCCTCGATAGAGGACTAGCAGATGGTAAGTACACCTGCCCTAGTGGTTTTTCCACTAAGGGAGCGCTCCCGAAATTTCTTTCGGGTTTGCTCTGTGCTGTGTTCGATATTAAAACAGGACTAATTCTTGATAGTCCGTCTACTCACTGTGTAAAGTTGTACAGGGAGATAACACGGATGTTCAAGAAACTCATTTACAGCGATTCTCGTGAAGAAATTCTTCATAAGAAGGTTGTGAGTGAGTTTATGGACTGTGATAATTCTCTACCCGATGACATCTCGTCACCGTGTTATGATTATTATCTTGGTCCTGTTTCGCGTATGGTTCTCTTGGATCTACACAACTATGATCCTCGAAAACTTCAAGCGAAACATGGTCCTGGTAACGTCGCAGAGTCTCTTTCACCAAACCAGAAATGGCAAGGCGTACTATCTGACATGATAAAACATGACAGGTACGCATCATCATTCGGTTTTGATTCCTTCCTTTCGGAGGGTCTCAATGATCAACATCGTTGTTCTGAGATGTTAATCGAAGATGATGAAGAGCTTTACGATGCCCCTGCTGGTATTGCTAAACTTATCAGTGTTCCTAAGAGTTCAATTGCTCGAAGGACCATTTCCATGGAACCTGTGCTGAAACAATTCATTCAGCAAGGTTTGAATACACAGTTACGTTCTTCTATAGAACGTTGCCGTATATTACGTGGATGTTTAGCATTGTCCGACCAATCACGAAATCAAATTTCGTGTTTAGAAGGATCCCGTACTGGCGAGATCGCTACTATTGACCTTTCGGCTGCTAGTGATAGACTCTCTTTACAACTCGTAAATAGAATCTTCGCTGACAAGATCTTCTTTCGAGAAGATCTCAATCGTAGTAGATCAAGCTTTATCCAGATCGAAAGTTCTAGATATAAGCTTCTTAAGTATGCCGGTATGGGTAACGCTACTACATTTCCAGTACAGTCTGTTGCTTTCGCTTTGCTTGCGATTTGCAGCATTCTGTCGCATGATGGGATTCGTCCCACATTACGGAATGTAGTTCGTTCCAGCAGATTACTTAGAGTGTTTGGTGATGATATTACCATTCCTTCTAAGTACGTCGCCAGTTTAGATCTCTGGTTGACTCATTATGGTTTGAAGATCAACCATAAGAAGTCCTTCTCAACAGGATTCTTCCGAGAATCCTGCGGAGTTGATGCTTTTCATGGACAGGATGTAACTCCTATCTATGTCAAGTCATTACCAGGGCTCCTTCAGGGCAAGTCAGACCTTATCCCTCATTTAGTCAGCGTATCCAACGCAAGTTGGATGCGAGGTCTCTATGAGTTCTCTACTACTATTAAAACATTGGTTGAAGACCTTGTCGGTCATCTTCCAAATGTTTCTAATAAGAGTAGTGGTCTGGGTTGGCATAGCCGCGTTGATACTAACGTCGCACATAAGTGGGACGGGAAGCTACAACGGTTCGTTTTCCGAACTCTAGTTGTCAAAGGCACTCGTGTCGATGACAACTTAGATGGCCGTGCTGCTTTGTTGAAATCTCTAGTTAATCTAGAACAGCGTCCTATTGATACGGACACGATTATAGATGCGAGAAATCTACAAAGTTCCCCCAAGCGTTTCCGTAACAGGTTACGTTGGAGGTGGTTGCCTGCGCAAGCAGGTTAATTTCGGCTCACGCCGAGGTCAGAGGGGTTCTCCCTAAACCATCATGAC